GTTGTTCAGATTTGGAATCAAAAAATGAAACCAAATCATCACATACACTTGAACTTAAAGAATTTTCATGAGTTACAATTAAATCATTCAGTCTAACCATAACTGAACTCTTCTTTTGCAATCTCATCAAGTTTCTGCATTACTTCAGGAGTAAAGTAGGATTCGGGATCTTTGAGAATTGCTTTGGCATAGACTTTTTTGCCGTCAATCTCATAGCGTCCGGCAACATTTTTCCAGAGACCGCCAATCTCACCGAGTTCAAGAAGACCATAATAACGATCAAGACCACGCTCATCGTAATACAAACGTATCTCCACATCTTTGTTCTCCTTACTTAAACGCGACTTAGCAGTCTTTGCCTTGATAATGTTTCCGACAATTGCTGTTCCGTCTTTTTCTTTTTTCTTGCTGAGATATATGATGGTACTGGCAGCATACTTAAGACCAGAACCACCGCCCATCTCTTTAGTAGGAACATAAGAACCGATGACATCATAGGTGTGGTTTGTCACAATCATAGGAATATTAGCCTGCCCCAACTTCAATGTCAACATCCTGAAAGCACCTTTGATAAGTTGAGATTTCGTCATGTCACGAACCTGCTTATCGTTCAGAGCATCAGTAATTTCCTTTTCCGTTGAGAGCATTCCTAGAGAGTCTAGGACAAACATACAGGGTTTGCGCTCATCTTCAGGTTTTTTTAAGTAAATATCAACTGCCTTGAGTGCCTTGGTACGGAACTCTTCAACAGTCACAACATTTACAACAACTGTTCGACTCAAATCTACCCCACGACTTTCTAGGAGTGATTTATTGACAGCTGCCTCAGTATCAAAATACAGGCAATATCCATCAGGATTAGTGTCCAGAAAATTCTTAACCACTGCGAGGCTAAAAAAAGTTTTTCCAGTACTAGACTCCCCAGCAATGGCAGTAATCTTATTCCCAGATACACCACCAAATATAGACCCTGAAACAAGTCCGTTAAAAATGTACGAACCTGTGTCAACATAAGTTTCAGACTCGTCAATATCTGCGGCGAGTTTTGTGTATTCATCTCCGATCTCTTTTACAATATCCTTTAAAAAATCCATTATCCAAAAAATAGTTCAAGGTTTACAGTTTTTTCGACATTCCAACCGATGGCATCGAGAATAGCTTTGAGTGGTTCCACAAAACTTTTCTCAAATTGTAGGTCATAGTCGATATATTTGTCAAGGTCCAATTCTCGTGGAAAATCCTGAATGAAAGAGATTACGTTCTCTTGAATGATATTTGGTTTCTTCAGATAAATGAACTTGATTTTTTCACCATTATTAATAAGTGAATATTTATTTGTCAGTTTCTTCTGCTTAATGTAGTGATTAAAGAGAAGTGCTCCACGACAGTGAATTGGTGTTCCCTTTGTATAAATGTCGGCATGAGACTTGTACTTAACAACATCAGATACTGACCGAGGGAAAGCAATCTCTTCTGGTGGAAGTTTTTTAAATTCCGTCCGACACTTATCAATAAACTCAATCACCTCATCTTCAGTCCCATTCATCATGAGTTTGAGACCATCCTTAATCATGGTCCTACATGGTGCGGGGGTAGAAGACTTAACTGCTTCAATACCCATCATCTTTAGTTTGGGTTCCGTATATTGAACACCTTCACTATTCCATACGTTGAGAATGTATCGCTTCTTCGCAGTCCAAATACCACGTTCGGCAATATTCTCACGCTTCATAATCATCTTTTGATCATATGCTTGAACATACGATGCCAACTCCTGATATGAACGTTCAATAAAAGGTTCCAGTTTGTCTTGACAGATCTTATCAAGTAAAGAAACAATCTTTGTTTTATCGTCAGACTTATTACCAAGAAATTTAGTAACAAGAGGTCCAAGATTAAGATAGATCGAATCAGTATCAGATGCGATGACATAATCCTCGCCTTCAGTTTGCAAAATCTTATTTAGATATCCATTCATTCGATTTTCAATCCAGCGGATTGATACTTGACCCGAGAGCGTAATCGCCTCCGCGTTGGCAAGCTTGTAATACCGGAAATACTGATTGCCAATAGCACCATAAGCACTATTAAGTTGAATCTTACGCGCCATTTGGATATTATTGCATCGAGCAATTTCTTTCTCCAGTGCTTTAGTAGGAGTCTTTTCATAATCCTGTTTAGCAGCAAGCATCTTCTTTTTGTAGATGGTACGATCCTTATAGATCTTTTCCATCAATTCAGGCAAGAACCCACGGATATCTTTGCGGTACATGGCACCATTTGCACATACCGCATTATCCTTATACATTTCAAATGTTAGTTCTTCATTAAGTATTTTATCAACGGTTGCTGATGGGTGCCGGGTATCCCGTAATGTCTCTGGCGAGATATTGTACTGCATAATGAGATGAGGATACAGGCTGTTAAGGTCAAAACTGACAACCCAATCATACTTTCCCGGAATCGGTTCCTTGACATATGCTCCAGCGTATTTGGAATCTTTGTCAGATCGTTCCTTCGGAGGGATGACAACATTTCGTTTCTTCAAGTAGTTGTAGATAATAGCGTCCCACATGCGGACTTGGAAAAACACATCGTTGTAATTTACTTTGGCGTCATATGCCATCGTAATTGCAAGTTCGATGAGTTTCATCTTGTCTTCCATACGGTCAACAAGTTCCACGTCAATTATATTGTATTCTACAAACTTCTGCCACCCCTTCGTATAGAAATCTTTAAATGTATCAAACTCAGAGTGATCCAACTTTTTCTGACCAAGTTCCACACTCGCAATGTAATCCAAGCGATAGGATTCCTGCGCCTTATAAGTGAACTTCTTATAAAGATTTAGGTAATCAAGCTGCGTGACACCGCCAACATCATAAGAAATGTGTTTTCTTCCCATGATGATAGTCTCCCGTTCTGTCACCAAACCCCAAGGTGACATTCGTTTCATCAATTTTTCACCGAGAATACGATCAATACGGCGAACCAAATATGGAATATCATAAAGTTCACTGTTCCAACCAGTGATAACTTCAGGAGTATTATCCTCAATCATCCACCAGTTGATAAAGTCACTCAGAAGTTCATGCTCAGTTCTGAAACCTTTGTAGATAACATTCTTCTGAGTATTGTTGAAAGGTCCTTTACCCCAAGTGCGGATCTGCTTAGTTGCATAATCCTGCACCGTAATCAACAGTACTTCTTCTGCAGCAGATTCCACATCAGGGAATCCATTCTCTGATGCCACCTCAATATCAAGTGTGGCAATCTTAATCTTGCTAGTATCAAACTTAATCTCTTCCTCAGGATACATCTCAGAAATATACTGATAGATGTATCGATCATTTCCGTAGATTTTAAAGTTATCTACACCTTCATACTTTTTGATAAAATCTCTGCAGTCACGAACAGTACCAGGTTCTACTGATTCTACATACTCCCCCTCAAGTGTCTTATATTTCGTTTTCTTATTTGCAGGAACAAAAAGAGTCGGATAAAACTTCTCACGGGTTGCAAAATGGCGACCATTTTCATATCCACGAACTAGAAAGTGGTCTCCCACCATTTGAACGTTGGTGTAAAATCGCATTATAAAATTATTGAATCTTTGGTTTACATTATAGCACTACTTAAGTGCTTCAGAATACTTTGCAATCACTTCGACAGTCGGTTCAACAATAGTCAAAATGTTCTCAGATCTAAGCATGATATCATTATCACTAGTGATATCTAACCATTTAGAAACAGAACCATCAGAATTCAAAACACACACATCAGTAAGTTTGCAATCAGGTTCTCCGAGCTCGGCATTTACTTGCTCAATTTTAGCAATCAAAGTAATTTGATTTAGAAGAATTAGACACTTAATCATCGATACCTACCTTTTCTTTATAAATTTTAACAAGATCTTCGATTGGTTCAGTGATAGAAACAACAGAATTTGTAGCAACGTAGAATTGCTTTTCTTTGGAAAGAGGAATCCAAGCAGACAAAACCATTTCTACAGATTCTCCCTTTGCATCAGTATTTTCAACTAACAATTGAGTATCGTCATACTCCCTGAGAAATACTTTTTGGGGATGAATCAATTGATATGCCTTAAATTCTTCCTCTACAATAACTTCCCTTACATCAGAAATTACTTGATCTCCATTATTGAAGATAACAATCTTAATAGACATTTAGAATTTCACTCTCCAGTAATTATAACACTAAAAAAGAGGGGTGTCTACTGGATTGTGCCAGTAACCCCTCCGTCTGCGACGACGATATTCAGTTTTATTTATAGAGTTGTTAAAAATATTTCTGCTGTGGGGGGACTATTAGGGGAATGTGCTCCCAAGGGTGCTATTGAAAAAAAGAGTCATTGCAGTGCCAATGGTAAGAGTGGCGGCTGTGAGATTCATAAGTCGTCCTCCATGGTACATAATTATATAGCAAAAGTGTATCATAGTGATACACTTTTGTATCAACGGCAGCAAAAATCGGTCAGGATATCAAAACCAATCCTTCCTTTGATGATGTTGTGGAACAATTCTACCGAGTGTAATACTCAGCAACCCATCCTCAAAGCTAACTGATCTAACTTCCGTCTCGTCACTGAGGGTCCATGATCTAGTGAAAGATCTTTGAGCCACTCCTCTATGGACATATTCTGTTCCAGTTTCTCCATCCTCTCGTTGCCCTTCGACAAAGAGTTTTCCGTCTTGTGTGTAGACATTTACTTGTTTCTTTTTGAATCCTGCAAGTGCTAGTTCTAGTCTTGATTCTACGTTACTGACCGTGACTAGATTGTATGGTGGATAGTTAGTAGTTGTTTCGTGCAGATCAAACAACCTACCAAAGTATTCATCCATACCAATACTATTCTTATTTATGCGATCTAGCAAGGCAGGCAGATCCGCAGCACTATAACGTGTAAGGTTTCCCATTTTTACTTCTCCTTAAAAAGCGAGATTTGATTGTGTGGACCCCGAAGGCATCCATAAGTATATATTAACACAAGACATAAAAAGTGAGTGTGGAAAACTCTACATTATAAATAGATCTGACTTCACAGACAGTGGGGCAACACACAAACAAACATAGGAGATTAAAATGGGATTTAATCCATACGAAATGCGTTGGGAACTTTTCCAGAACGCAGAAATAAGAGTTACCAAACGGCATGATGAAGCCGTGTTACGCTGGCAATCGTTGCAAGAAAGGGGCGAGGAAGCAGGACCCTATCCAACATTTCCAAGCGAAGAAGAAATAAGAGAGGTAGCAGATAATATGTTATCTTTTGTGGAGAAGAATTGATATGATATTATCTAATATGTCAAAACTTCAAGTTATTTTTAATGATAAAAAGAATGCAGAGTTGTATCTACTCTTACTTCAAAAGATAGCAAAGAAAAGGTAACAATAAAAAAGGGAGTGTTGCACTCCCCCCTCACATTTTATTCAGTTTCTTCTGTCCGTTTCTTTTTAGAACCAATATTGTATTTGGTTTCCAGAATCCAATCTTGCTTATCCTTGTATGCAAGAACTTTAATCTGATTGAGTGGTGCGATGTCTTGAATCTTCTCTACATCAACAATACCAATAAGACCCCAATCAGCAAGAAGTTGAGCAATACGGTTACGACGTTGGACATCGTTCTGTGTCAAGTTTGCATGTTTGCCGTCAAGAGCAAACAGTTCCTTAAAGTGTACTAAGAAATATCTACCTTGTTTGTGCAGAATATGACAACTCTGATAGATCTTTTTCTCTTTCCTAGATGCAACTCCGATTCTTGTAAGTGTTTCACGCACTTTCAAAAAGTCATCGGGTTCACTCAGAATCACTTCCACCATTTGTTCTGGTGTCCACTTCACTTCTGGTTCACGAACTACGCTCATTTTTTCCTCCAGTATCAAATTTCGATTTAATAAAATTAAGTTGTTCTTTTGTGAGTATCTTCAAAGCCTGTTTTGCCTTTTCATTACTATAACCATAATAACGTTTGACATAATCAAGATCTTTGATCTTATCTTGTCGGATCCAGGGAGAAAATCTCTTCTTTTTCCTCACAATATTTATAAGAAAATCATATTGCATCTTCTTTGGAAGAAAATGATATTGATTCAACTCATTTACATACATCAAAGTATCAATGTGTCCAGAAAAACAACGGTTCACAATATACGGAGGATATTCCTTCTCAAGAGAAGGATCTTCATCAATCAGATGCTTCTTTGTCTGATTGATACTGTTCAACCAATCCTTCAATTCCATAATTAAAAAGCAGTAGTTCTTTACGTTCTTTCTGTTCACGCATGTATTCTCCAACAGAACGCATGGTGTAAGTGAGATCAAACTCTCCAGTTTGATAGTCTTTAAATCGATCCTTAATCAGTTGAGAAGAGTTATATGATATAAGTTGAGGACCGATGAATCTATCACAAATAGTAGAGAATCCATCATGATCAAAACCTTTATGCATTGATCCCTTCTTACCATAAAGATTAGATCCAATTTCGTATGGAGGATCGAGATATGTAAAACACTTCTTATCATCAGTAAGAAGTTCTTGATATCGAAGATTAGTAATTTTCCAATCTTTAATTATATGCGAGTATCCTTGAAGTTTCTCAATTCCTCGCATTGAGAAGTTGGAATAAGACGCTTGCCTGCTAAAGGATGAGGACTCAGTGAGACCAGAAAAAGAGCACTTGTTAATAACATAGAAAGCACAAGCGCGATATAGAGAGGAAACGGAATCATCATTTACAAGTTCCTTTGCTTCCAGAAATAATCCTTTCGCAGAACCTTCATCAGGATAACGAGATTTGAGTTCTTGAAGTCTTTTATATAGAGCGTATCCATCATCCTGCAGAGTCTTCCAGAAGTTAACTAAAGGTTCATACAGATCATTAACCCAAATATCAAGATGAGGGTATTTCTTAGTGATATGAATTGCTACGCTTCCACCACCAAGAAATGGTTCTCGATATTCCTTATAGTCGCGAAGATCTGGAAGATACTGATCAAGTTTAGTACAGGCACGGGATTTACCGCCCGGATACCTCAGTGGTGTTTTCAGAGATTTCATAATCAGGTTGGTTATACTTTAAAAATTCCCAGAAGGTTAGTTTCATTTCCTTATGGGTCATGCCACAGTGCTTTGCAGCAGCAGGTAGAGTCATTTTAGCACGGAACAGTGCTTCATTTGCCTCTTGAACATTTTGAGGTGTGGTCTTCACTCTTGGTTCTGCCAATTTATTCTTATCAATTTTTAGAAGACTCATAGAACACCCCGATCATTTCTATGAAGAAGAACTCCATCAACCTTATTCAGAAGATCTAGAATACTTCCATGCATGAGACGGTATCCATATCCAACATATAGTTGTCCAAAGAATACTGTAAGTGCCATAAATGCCCAGAAGTAATAATATGTTCTGGATTTCTTTTGTCTTGGGTATTTCATAGTACCAGTTTTTTGCTAGGAGTTTTTAAAACAGAGAACATTTCCTTATATTGATCCTCAATCTCTTCCTGAGTCTCAGCCATATAGACAATGTATTTCTTAGTAACCTCAAGTTCTTCATTCTTACCTTTAAGAAGAGGAGACCATGGAGCAAAACCCATTTGACCATTACCAGTAGGAACGGCAACAATAGGATTACAGATAACTACAGAATCTTCTTTCTCTTCAAGTAGGTCGGCAACAACATCTTCGCCAGACCACATACGCATCAGTTTAACATTCATCGGTTTAGTTTCCTCTCAAAGTGATAATCAATTCGGCACTTAAAATAGTATCCGACAATCAGTGTTGTATATAGGATGAAACCATCCATCCAAGATAGTTCATGCCATAACTCAAAAATTAGTTGTTGTGTTGTCATTTAAACTCACACTCCACCATGATTTCAGTCAGACATGCAAGCATATTTATTTCTTGATCCGCAACGAATGCGCTCTGGTACTGATACTTAGCAAGAACGAGCACAGCAGCAGGAATGCTAGCGTTTGTAAGGGATGCATAAAGAGCATCGTAAATACGGCGGAGAAGTACAGTAGTATCGTTATCCAGATTAGAAACGATCCACTTACGAACTTCCGCAAAATTCTTTTCCTTAAGGTTTTTAATGAGATCATTGACTGCAACATCAGAAAAAGTAGCAAGAATACCAGAATCAATTTTTCCACTCACAGAATAGCGTTGGCATTCGTTCAAAACACGACGCCAATCAGGAAAATGTTTATTAACAAGTTCTACCAAGACCTTGTTATCATATTCAACACCTTCTGAATCCAAGATTTCTTGGAGACGTTTAAAGAACTTTGCTGCAATTGCCTGTCGTTCTTTTCCTTTGATTCCAAACTCAACAACGGCACATCGCGAGTGGAGGGGTTCAAGGATCTTATTTTTGTAGTTACAGGTAAAGATAAATCGACAGTTACCAGCAAACTCCTCAATAAACGCCCGTAGGAGGAGTTGTACATCATTGGAGGTGTTATCTGCCTCATCAATGATGATGACTTTGTGCTTAGAATCTGATGTAAGCGAGACGGTCGAAGCGAAGTTTTTCGCATTGTTTCGGACAGTATCCAAGAACCGCCCTTCATCGGATCCATTGATGACATAAACATCTGCTCCCAGTTCGTTACAAAGTGCCTTTGCTACTGTAGTCTTACCAATACCAGGAGGTCCCGCAAGTAGCATATTCGGGATCTCACCTTTATCTAGGAAACTTTGGAAGGTTTTCTTAGTTGCCTCCGGAAGGATGCATTCTTCAATAGTTTGAGGTCGATATTTTTCAACCCAAATAAAATCACTCATAATCAAATCCAATCAGGTTTACGATCAGGAATACGAAGGTAATTATCGCACACCCAAGGTTTAGATGCAATGTACATCTTATACTTCGTATAGATATCAACAGTATCATCATACTTGAACTCATCAGGTCCAGCAAATACAAAAGGTGTTGGTCCTTTACCACTGCGACCTTGTGGATCTGCACATGGAAGAATTTCATTTGCTGCCTGAAGAGTGTTGAAGCAAGTATGCGGTTTGCCGTACCTTAGTGCATATTCATTACACAAAGCAAATCCATGAGCAAGTAACCACCTCCAGTTATTCACAAAAGAGTTTGCCCATATAGTACATGGATGATTACGAAAGGCACCCTTCTCAGTAGCATAAGGAGTACCATCTGCTCTAGGAAGAGTGCCAAATCCATGACCCCATTTATCAGAGCATACAATAGCAAGCATCTGACAAGTCTCTAGTGGCATCTTAACAATGTGTTTGTCAGGAAGAACCCTAGCAGACTTCAAAGGATCAGGATCAGTAACGAATATGTTCATAACGAAAGTTGAATAATTTTGGATGCATCGATGACTGCAAAAAATGATTGTAGTCCGACAACATCCCAAGTCTTGATTGATACGGCAAATGGAATCATCATGCACCCACCAACCAATCTGAATGTACATCCAATTCTAACATCCAGATACAAAAGAAGGAAGTATCCAATCAACAAACTGGCACTTCCTATAATTCGCAAAGTATTTGCATTCATCCCAAAGGTCGAGTAAAAATTTCACTAACAATATCTTTTGCACCCATTGCCTCATACATGTAGGTAGCACCAGATCTAGGATTTGTATGCTCCCCACAAGTAAATACATCACAAACTGCCATATGATTTTCAGGCCATGTGTGAATTGAAATGTGAGACTCGGCAAGAAGTGCTACAGCAGTTACCCCACAAGGACTAAACTTGTGGGAAGAAATATCCAGCAATGTGCTTTCGGACAATTGGGCAGCATTAGCAAGAACATTACGAATGTGTGCTTCATCATCCAAAAGTCCAAAAGGACATTCCTTTAGGGTAAAAAGTATATGTCTCATAATATAGATTTAGGTATAAACCAATAGGGCACAGATTGCCAGTACTTGCCAAGAAGATATGCCTGATAAAAATCTGTCACATCCTTCCAAGTATTACGATAATCTTTAGGATAAATCGTAATACTCATAATAGAAAACACAATCACATGAAAGAAGTTTCCAGCAGGATGATGACCTAATTGAAAACCCAATAATCGTGCTTCTTCATTAACACTAAACCCAAGATCAAAATGAATATGCAGTTGATCGTGAAGTTTAGTATCTTCTCCTATTCCAGGTATCCAATTTTCAAGGAATTGAATATAGGGATCTGGTTCCATTATCCAAAAGTAGAATCAGGTTCCAGGGCAATATAATAACTCAAATTATGTTGAGTGTTGGTGAATTTTGACAAAAGTTTAGATGATACCACCACCTCATATGCACCAGGAATAATCTTTATGTTTTCTACTTTAAAGTTGAAAGTAAATTCCTTATCAGTTTCTCCAACAATGAATTCATCTCCTGGAGAAGTATCATTCTTCTTGTCACGAACTGCCATCTTTACAACACCATTTTCACCAACAATAGAAATGTCAGGAACTTGATAAACTGCAGCAGCTTTCAAAACTCCAGAAAGAGTATTTGCATCTAGTTGAAAGCAAACATCTTGAGAAGGAAGTTGAATCTCTTTCTCAGGTGGTGCAATAATCACATTTGGATCTGCATAAAAATACTTTCCTCGACGCTTGTCACTATCACGATATGACAGATAGGATTCACTCTGAAAATCAAGATCTGGATTATTATAAGTACTAAGAATATTGAGAAGTTGATTCAGATCATAGATTGCAAAATCACGAGGAAACTCTTCTTGAATTTCTGCTTCCGCAAGAATGTTTTTTGCCACAGAAATAGTTCGGAGTTTGTTACCCTGCTTCACCAAAATAGAGTTGTTGATGCCAGCAAAATTCTTGAGAATAGCGACGACATTATCAGACAGTTTCATTGTTTTTTCTTTCAATTTCATTGGTTGTAGGTTTCACGTTGTGCATTCTTATCGTTGAAATGCATCAGAAGAACAGCATAGTGCAGAATCTTCATGATATCACGTCGTGCGGTGCCTTTCTTATCATAACGAGAGGCATATTTGAGGATGTTGCTACGGCAGAATGCTTCGCCGTCACCACAGGCTTCAATCAGATCAAGAGTCTGAATTTTGTCATCACCGGCAGAATAGTGTTGATTGTAAGTTCCGCGAACATACTCAAGAAGTTCTTTTAGAATCTCCTCTTCATTATACTTCCAAGGTGTTGATGGTTCAACATCAAATTTAATCAAATCATCATTCATAGTATCGTAAAGCATACTCCAGGAGTTTGTCATAATTATATCAAGAGAATGTTTGAACGTCAACTGTGTCTTGATTAGGCATTTGGAAATCAGCATCCACTTTATCATACAGTTCCAAGAATGCCTGTTTAGTTTCATCATCGAAACGATTCACACAAACTTGGATTGCCTTTGCCTTATCATCAAAGATGTTGAATGCTTTGACAATGTGAACCAAACGGCGAGTGCTGATGATTTCTTCAATACCACCATCATAAAAGGTCTTACGGATGATATCTGCCCAATCAGCAAGACGCTTACAGAATTTTTCATCCGCACAGAGTTTACTCAGAATGCGAGTTTCGGTAGCAACCGTAGGATATTCTTGTTCAAAGGTTACTGGAAAACGCTCAAGGAAGGCTTCGTTGAGCACGTTAGTTCCAATGAATCGTCCATCGTCTGAACCTTTACCTTTAGTGTTTGCGGTTGCGATGACATTGAAACCTGCAGTGGGTCGAACAAACTTTCCGATTTTTTTAAGAAAGACTCCATTTCCTTCAAGGATACTTTGGAGACAGAGAATTTTGTTAGAAGCGAGGTCGATCTCGTCAAGGAGCAAGATAGCTCCTCGTTCGAGTGCTTCAATGACTGGGCCATTGTGCCAGACGGTTTCGCCATTAACAAGGCGGAAACCACCAATAAGATCATCTTCATCTGTTTCAATAGTAATGTTTACGCGAATCAATTCCCGTCCGAGTTGAGCACACGCTTGCTCAACAGAGAACGTTTTACCGTTACCCGAAAGACCCGTGATAAACGTAGGGTAGAATACACGGGACTGAATAATTTTCTTAAGATCACCAAAATTGCCAAACTTGACGAAGGAATCATCTTTCTGAGGAATGAGGTTTTGTTCGATTGTAGGAGCGGCAGAAGATGCCTGGTAAGTTTTTTCAAGTTTTTCTTGAATGGTCAGATTCCACTTACCACGTCCAACCTTATAATCAGTAAGTTTATTAGAGATAGTTTGATAATTAGAATCATTCATTGCACACCATGCCTTGATATCAGCACTGGTTACAGATTCTCCATAGGTCTCTTGAAGAGAAGTACGAATTTGCTCAGTGGAGATCGTCATCGTGTAGTTTGTTTGTTTCAACTGAAGTTATTATACAAAGAAAAGAGGAGGTTGGAACCCCCTCTTGTGCCAGTTCAAGAATTGGCCAAATAATCCTGAAGCTCAGTTATTAGTTTTGTTCTGCTATGTCTTCTGTCCAGTTCAAGTCCAATTGCTCTACCATATTCTTCAAGTTCCCTTTTACTCATTTCATAAATTGTTACATCACTTTCATAAGAAACAAGTTCATCAACTTCTTCCTCAGCAGCAGGTTCTTCAACCTCTTCTTCAGCAGCAGGTGCTTCAACTACAGTTTCTTCTACTACTGGTTCTGCTACTGGAGCAGGTGTTGGTTCAGGAGTTTTTTTCCCACCAAGCATAGCGCCAAATCTTGACATTTTAATTACCTATTACTTATAAAAATATTTATCAGGCAACGAGTTCTACAAATTCACCAAGAATTTTTTTGTTCATTTTTTTAACTCTCAAACTTTTCACAAATGCAGATTTGATTTGGGTTTTAGTGGCATCATCACAAACTTTAAAATCAGATTGTTTGGAAAGGGAATTGGAAGAAATTCCAAAGTAAATATCGTATGCAGAAGTCTTGATAGAAAATGCTCTCTCCTTTTTCCAAGAAGATTGGAGATTTTGAACCTCTTCATGCTCACAATAACGACGCATGAAAGAGTTTGCATCACGAGACTCAAGAACACGAATGCCAATAAAGTTCACATCAGGAAACTTATCCTTCAAGTTGCGAAGGAGAATATCAGTGTATTGATACCATTCGCAACTAAGAGAATAAGTATTTCCAATACTCCGATCCCTCAGGAAACAACGATGACCAACTGGAGCAACACCGATGTAAGGTTCATCTTCCCAAGGGCGTTGAACAACAACATGTCGCTTGATATCGTAACCCTCACCATCACTAAGAACAACACATTGCACTTTCTGCAATTTATGCTCTTTCTTGAAGTTGGGGAGAATTTGATGCAAAGCAATCATAGATTCATTCAAAGGTGTTCCTGAGAGACTCATTCCATAAGGAACAGGACCATAACCACACCGACTAAAAGAATGTGCAATTCGATAAATGTGCTTCATCTGTTGTTCAAGAACCTTGCCATTTACCTTACTAGTAAGAATATTCATCAGAGAGAAGTGTTCTCCAACGTGGATGATACCACCTTTCTTTTCATATGGAGAATCAATGAATCCCTTGTCATTGAGTTCCTTTGGATATTCATTAGTAAATGCATAAACTTCGAAAGGAATCGAAACCTTTTTACAGAACCAAACAAGATTGAAAAGTTGCTTAATGGTATCAGACATAACATCACACATCGATCCAGACCAATCGAGAACAAACACCAGACCATGATTCTTACCATCAGCAAGAGTAGTCACTTTCTTGAAGAGATCTTCATTGTACTTGTAAGTATGAAGTTTAGAGCAATCTAGAACACCAGTGCGAGAAGTTGTAGCACGAGCATAGGAATCTGCTGCCTTCTTACACTCAAATTCCTTCACCAGATAATTGACTTCTTTCCGTGCAGAAATTTTAAATTTAGCAAACTCATTATCTGGATATTGGAACAACTCTTCAATAGAAAGTTCACTTTCTTGCACATAATTATTCCAAAACTTTTTACATCCATCATGAATTTCACTGTTAGAAACAATGATTTTTTCCAAATCAACTTTGGGAAGTTCAAGATAAATGTTTTCCTGTGCAGAAGAATTCACCAAATCCTTGAGAGATTCTTCCAAAGAATCTGCAGTTTTTACATCAACTTCATCTTCATTTTCATCACCAATAGCATCACGATCAATATTAGAATCTTCACCAGATTGACACTCAGATTCAGGGTTTTCTGAAGACTGTGAAGAATTGTCTTCAACTTCATCAGATTGACCCTGCTGACCTTCTTGCTCTTGTTTTTGATGCTGATCAGTTTTAGATTTTTCTTCTTTACAATACTTGTAGAGATTCTCTGCTGCGATCAGAACATCATCAAAAGTTTCACATTCATCAATCATAGAGATGATATGCTGCTCTTTATCATCGAAAGAGATATCTACAAAATTACCAATCTTGAAATAAAGGTTGGCACGATCAGCAAGATTCATCGAATTAACATCTTCTTCAGCAATCTGAAAAAAATCTTGATCGGAGAGTTCTTGATAACCGCGATAAAAAGTTTTAGAAAGACCAGAATATCGACGCTTCATCATCTTTTCGATGCGAGCATCTTCAACAATATTGACAAACTGTGGAGGAATATTGTATTCCTTCAACCAATTGCGATCTGGGGTATAAAGAGCATGTCCAACTTCATGCCCAACGAGCATATCATAAACAAAGTTACTTGCCTTCTCCCACATGGGGAGAATCAAAACCCGAGTGTGGACGTTGAACTGGGCAGTCTCAACATGCTTGTGCTCTACCACAAGATCCTCAGTAGCAAGCAGTTTGGCAAGTTGAGATTTGATTTCGTGATTGACAGGCATGTCTCTTTTGCTTTGATGCCTACATCATAGTTGAGAAACCTCGGACCTTATCGAAGCGTATGACACTTTCAAATTTGTCATGCAGGTCTGACTTGTGGGAGATGACAAAGATATTAGCGTCCTTAATCACGTATCGAATAATCTTAAGAAATTCTTCTGTTCCGAATCCATCAAGTGATGAATCAAATACTTCATCCATGATCAGCAGATTAGTGTTCACCGAATTCTTGAGTCGTGCAACTTCTCTCCAAGTGAAGAGTAGCGCAAGGTCAATTCTCATTTTCTCACCTTCACTAAAAGAAGAATATGAGAAGTGTTCATGAATTGGCGATTCAACAGTTTCACTAAATTCTCCATCAAGTTTAAAGTTGATGTAGAAATCCATCATCTGAAGATAACGATTTACCTGCTGATTTATGAACGGAAGATACTTCTTAATGATCTTCGTTTTTACACCATCGTCCTTGAGTAAGGAATAGGCAAAATCGTAATGTACGATTTCTTGTTTTTTGTCTGAAAGGTCTTCAATTGTCTTTTGGAGATTTTCTCTAAACTCTTCTAGCTTCTCATGTTCAGTATTTCTGTTCTGCAGGTTACTGGTAATAGTTTGAATTTCATGTTCAAGATCTCTGATTTGTCGTTGATTGAGGCTAATCCGAGTATTGTTTTGAGAAATGTCATGTGTTAGTTTTGTAATCTCCTTAGTGAGTACATTGAATTGACGTTCTCTTTCTTGTTCAAACTTAATGGTGGTTTCGAGTTCTTCGTAACCTTCCTTTAGTTCCTTTGCCCTATTTTTAACGTCATCAATTCTATTTACACGAAACTCTTCTTCAATATCCTGCTGACAGGTGGGACAAACCGTATTTTCTGCAAAAAACTTATGTTCTTTGGTAATTGTACTTACCTTTTGAGAGATTTTTCCACGAAGATTGTTTAGTTTTGATAACTTTTCTCTTGCTCCAGTTACCGACTCTTGCTCCTTAGTGCACTTAACAATGTTCTCTTCAAGACCAGAATTTTGTTTCATATAGGAGAGAACTTCTTCATCCAACTTATCAATTTTTTGATTGTTAGCATCAATATTTGCATTGCCACGATTCTCAAGTTCTTCTATAAAATCTTGCTGCATCTGCAACTTATCTTTGATACTTTCCTTTTTCAAAGTCAACGATTTTACCTGATCTTTCTTTGTTCTCATGTGATCTTTGATGAGATTGTTCATCGCAGAAAAAATCCTGATGTCTAAAAGATCTTCAATAACATCTCTTCTATTTGCAGTAGACAACTGCATAAAAGGAACAAAAGTACTACTACCCAAAATCACAATCTGAGTAAATGATTTGTAGTTTACCTTAAGGATATTTTCTTCTAGAATTCGTTGATTAGCACGATCATCTGCTTCTTTATGAAGAGGTTGTCCATTTACTTCAATGTCAAAGACATTTGGTTTAATCCCCCTACGAACAAGATAATCACGACTATTGACAGTAAACTCAATCTCAACAACACATTCTCTCTCATTCACGGTGTTTATGAGTTGAGGTTTATTAATTTTTCTAAATGGTTTATTAAATAATCCAAACGTTAATGCATCCAGCATTGTGGACTTTCCTGCACCATTTGTTCCCACAATTAGATTTGTATGATGTTGTTGAAAATCAATTTCAGTGAATCGATTTCCGGTTGACAGAAAGTTTTTATATCTAATCTTCTTGAAGTTTATCATTCTTTGGGGGGATTACAATATCGTTCGGTGTTATCACTGCATACTTGTAATTATACATCTTACACGTCTTTATGGCAAGTTCATCATCAACTTCAACAACATCCATTTCTGCATCTTCCTGCTCTTCTAATTGCATTGCATATCTCTCAGCATCATCTTCTTCTTCAAACAGAAATAAAACTTTATCTCCTTGATTATCCTGAACGGCGTAAGCACCGTCATTTTTTTCATCTCTGAGTGTAAGAAGAAACATTTTACTCTACTTCGCAAACTTGCTTATATAAATCTTGGAAGATACCTTTAATCGTATTTTTATCAAGTTCGAATTCAGATTCGTCAATGTAACGATTTAGAATAGAAAGAGTATTTTCGTCCTCACTAATCTCAAATTCTTCAGATTCTTTGATCTCAAAGTTTTCAATAATTTTAAGATCGTGAACCCCGGCAGAATAAAGTTTGTCAATAAACTTTTCAAACTCTTTTGGTTTTGATTTTTTCCGAACAATAACTTTTACGATTTTGTTCTTGTATTCTGTAGTATTGAAAAGTTTATGATTGGTATCTTCGTAATAGATGTTATAAAACAATTTATAAGGATTGTTAACTGGAGTGTGAGTGAGGGTTTCCGTATCGAAGATAGTAAATCCTCTAGTATCATTCACATCATTCCAAAACATCTCATAAGGATTGCCTAAGTAGAAGATTCGTCCGTCGTCTGATCGTGTATGGTAATGACCCGAAAATACCCGGTCGAACTTCTCAAATAGTTTGCCATCCATACCTTCTTCCATGATGTGACCTCGATGCGCTCTAAATCCGTTGAGCTCAAGGTGCCCCATCGTGCACTTGCTATTCGATATTTTAATTGCGTTGATAGTATCCTCAAAATTTTCCGCATTGATCCAAGGAATAAACAATACATTTAAATTATGTATAGTAACTTCTGTTACTTTACTGTAAGTCTTAATATTGCTATATGTCTGCAGAAGAAGTTCTGGTGAGTTTACATTATTTGTATTTTTATAATAGCAATCATGATTTCCCACAATCATGTGAACATCGTATTTTTTAAGTCTATCAAATACTACACGTTTTGCCCACTCCAAACTTTGATAGTCAATCGACTTTCGACTATCAAAAGCATCACCCATATGAATGACCGTATTGATTCCTTCTGCTTCTAAGGTAGGAAAGAAGACATCATCATAAAATTTTTCAAAGTAATCATGCAAAAACTTTGATCCTTTACGAGCACCATAATGAGTGTCAGTGATGATAGCAACTTTCATCGATTACGATATTGAATATTATCCTTGATAGTATTATAGTCTGAACTGTGTCCAGAAAGCAAGCTGTCATCAACCATCATGACTTCATCAAATCCAGTCTTTTCAATAATCTTGGTCTTGATATCCAATTGCTTCTTCTCCTTCTGAATGCGTCTCAGGAAGGCATAGTGGATAATTTGAGTAAAGTATGCGAAAGGGTTCTTAGACTTCTCTGGATCGAAATTATGAATGTATTGGACACAATTCTCAATGCCATCAGAAATCATATCCTCACGGAACATGTAGTTCACAAAATTGGGTTTGTATGAGAGGTGTGTTGCGATCTTCAGAAAACACTCACCAAGATAATTTGGAATCGGTGGTTTACCATCCCACTGCTTTCCTCTTTCTTGTTTTGGTTGCTCTGTGAGATCTCTATTGAAAGTCTCTAAGTATGATCTTTCTACTCTTGTTCGGTAGTTGATCATTGCTTCTAGCAACTCTTTGTTATTTACATAATGTTCTGATTTCTTCTTTGGCATAATTCATTACTCTTTATAATATAAGTTATTAAGATTATAGCACACTTTTATGGGCTTGACAGATATGCCGATAATGAGTAGACTACCTTTGTTAGGTTTGAAGGATAAGCTTTAGCTTTCTTTATTATCTTTAAGTTTATAAAGATCCTCTAGTTGTTTACGAGCATCTTCTACTGAAGAAACATATCCCATTTTCTTAGAAGGTTTTACTTTCCCTCTTTCATTCATTTGATTTGCATGATATGTATCAATAGAGTCTTCATCATCTTCTAAGAAGTTATTGTAGATATCAATTAACTTTTCGTCTTTAGTTTCCGTAATAGTAATCAATCTATCAGGTTTTACAATAAAGAAATCATCAGAAGCTAATTCCATCCATGATCTAACTTTTATATGCAGTCCACGATTCGTATGAATCATTTTCATAGTGATTGGATTTTGCATGACAATGAGAGGATCTCCATCATTCTCATCAATAGAGACTAATGATAAAATCTCTTCACCCGATACTAGTTTTATGATTGCGTAAAATTCATCTCCCATTAGTTTTTCAGTGGTATGTTTACAATATCGTAATTAAAATTTTCTTCGTTATAAACTTTGATTCTTTCGATTAGATGATTAAGGGTATAATTTTTCCTGGATTTGTAGGATATATCGTCAGCGATATCATATAGAGTTGCTTTTGTTTTATTATTGCCTTTTCTGAGGACTCTTCCAATTGATTGGAGATTACGTATTCTGGACTTAGAAGGAGAAGCAAAAATAACATTGTGGAGATTTTTAATGTTAATGCCTGTACTGAATGTTCCGTATGAAGCAACAATAATTGCGTTGTTTTCTTTTTCTGTAATCTCCCTTACTTTTTCTCTATCTTCTGTATCCACTCCACCATGAACAAAGAAAACATGACGATTATCCACCCTGTTGCTATTTATCATCTCGTAAAGTGGTTGCCCATGTCCTTCAACTCTGGCAAACAAAATCAAAGTATTTCCTTTGAGATCTAGTGCTAGATTGCGAATAAATTTATTTCGTCTTTCATGATTGATGATATACTGGACTTCATCTTCAAAGGTTTCAAATTTATGTGCAGGGTGCTTCAGTAGAAGAACATTAATATCCAATTTAGCAACATGTCCCTTTGCCATCAGTTCTTCTGTTCTGATGATCTTGTAGGATGGTCCAAACAATCCCTCAAGGACCCACTTATGAGTTTGAGTACCATCAAGTGTTCCAGTGAACCCATAACGGTACTTTGCATCTGCAAGTTTTGTCATTATAGATATTAATGACTTACTTTTAAACTGGTGTGCCTCATCTCCAACGACCACATTAAATCTTGAAAAGTATTTACGAGGTAGTTTGTAGATGGATTGCCAGGTAGTGATGATCACTTGAGAATTGGTTTCTCTCTCACGTCCCGC